TTTTACCTTAAGGATACTAAACCTAAAGTTGTTACAAATCGTATGTTAGGCCTTCGTGGTCAATTGTATGTAACTAACAAACATGGGTGTCGCTTCCGAGAAGATGGATCAATTCAGATGGTTATTTCAATTGGTGAAGATAAAGGAGTAAATCCCCGAAACACCGTTGTTGTAATGCCTGAAGATATGTATAATCCTCCTGATAGTGATCTCTTGTTTTTGAATATTAAGGGTAGACCCCCAGTTAAAGATATAACTAAATTGTTTCCACTACATACTGTTAATACCATATTGCGTGGTAAATATTTAGTTAGATCAAAGACTGGTGCGATAACCATTGTTGAGATTGAAAAAATGTCAAAGAAGCCCAGTTATTATGTGGCTGAGACAAATAGTAAAGATGATTTATGGTTTGGTACTGTTAAGACTAATCTTGTTCATGGAGAATGTGGATCACCGATGGTGGCCTGTACAGAATTGGGAACTTTCGTGTTAGGTATTCATCTCTTAGGAGGAGAATTCAAGTGTGGAGCTATCAATATCTGTCTGGAAGACATTTTAATTGCTGAACAAAAAATTGTGAAATACAATACTGAAGAAGGTTATATAAATATTACAGCACCCGGTTATGCTAGACATTTGGGCGAGCTCTCACTCAAAAGTATCTTTCGATATTTAGAGAAGGGAGAGGCTAAAATTTATGGCTCATTTACCGAGTTTAGAACAAAACCTAAGTCAATGGTTAGACCCTCAATTATAGAAGATGAACTGAAAGCTCAAGGACTGCAACAAAAATGGACCAAACCCGATATGCGGGGATGGAAACCATGGCGGTTAGCAACAGAGCCGATTATACAACCAAAACAAGAGTTTGATCATGATGTGTTAAAAATGTGTGTCCAGGATTACGAAGCTCAAATAAGAGAGTTAGTTGATATTGAAGATTTTAGACAGCTACGCGAAGTAGATTGGGATACAGCAATAAATGGAGCCGCTGGTGTTAAGTACGTTGATAAAGTAAACCGTAACACCTCGATGGGTGCTCCTTTCCGAAAATCCAAAAGACATTTTATCGCTCCGACTGAAGAAGACCCTGACAGGGTTTATTTTGATGAAGTCGTTATGGGACGATGTAGACTAATTGTTAATAGATATGAAAGTGGAGTACAATTCCATCCTGTTTTTACTGGTTCATTGAAAGATGAAGCATTAACATGGGAGAAGGCTCTGCTAGGAAAAGTTAGAATGTTTGCTGGTGCACCAGGTGATTGGTGCTTAGTTGTTCGTAAATTCCTTATAAGTTTTATTCGAATGTTTCAATCCAATTCATTTGCTTTTGAAGGTATGCCTGGAGTAAATTGTCACTCAAGAGATTGGGGACGACTCCACAAATACTTAACAAAGTTTGGTGAGGAAAGAATGATTGCAGGAGATTTTAAAGCTTTTGATAAGGGTATGTTTGCTGAATTCATATTGGCTTCATTTACTATTATTAGACGATTACATGATGGATTTGTTTCTGCTGTACATTGTCATGTTATAGATTTGATTGCTTTAGATATTGCATATCCAACTGTTGATGTTAATGGAGATTTGGTCCAATTCTTTGGTTTTAATCCTTCGGGACAACCACTCACTGTTATCATTAATTGTATGGTACATTCATTGTATATTAGATATTGTTTTTATATATATCTTAAGAGAAATGGTTTATCTATCTTGATTTTTAGAGAACATGTTGCTTTGGCAACGTATGGAGATGATGGAGCAATGGGAGTTCGTGAAACAATTCCCTGGTTTACACACACATACCTTCAAGATACTTTTGCTGAAATTGGGATTGGTTATACTATGGCTGATAAAAAGGCCAAATCCATACCCTATATTCCAATGTCTGAAGTTAGTTTTCTAAAGAGAGTCTGGAAATTTGATGAGCGTTTTAACGATTATGTTGCACCACTTGAGATTGACTCTATAAATAAAAGTCTCATGATCACTGTTGTCTCACGGGCTGTGCCTAGACAAGAACAGTTGATGTCTACTATCTCATCTGCCTTAATGGAGTGTTTTTACCATGGCAAAGATATGTTCAATCACTATACTTCTATGTTGAAGATTATTTGTGAAAGAGAAGATCTAAAACCATATGTTACTGATACTACATTTCCAGAATATGAGAAACTGATAGATAACTTTAATAGTGCGAAACCTATGCTCAAATGCGTGGCATAAGGTCTAGTCGCCGTACATTTGCATGTTTGTATATTATGTATATATATTAAATAAAATAAAATATAAAGAGCCCG